CTGCACTGAACCTCTGATCCTTCAGATCGTATGATACGAGCCGCGTCTAAGGCTAAAAGGCTAAGGGATTAATCCCCCCTTCCTCTTCGCCCCACATCAGGGGCGTTAGGGCCATCCCGGCCCTAGCCGTAAGCCATTCCTCGCCAGGTCCTACGACCATGGCGGGTTCGTGCTTCCGCTTAAGCTTAGACAGCCTCGCAAGCGTTTCAACACGCGAGAACAGTCTAAACTCAGCTTCTACAGGGAGCTCGTCACCGGCATTGCACCGGATGGAGGAATCCTCTGAGTGCCGTGTCATCAAAACCCTAAAGTAATCGAAAGGCTCAGGGACCGGATTGCCCGGTACACCTTTAACTACGATTACTCGAGGGTAGGAAGATTTGCGTCTGGAATCCATTTGTAAAGGAGCCCAAACATAACCATCCAGACACCTAGACGGGACGCCAACCACCTTCCAGCGGTTTGGCAACAACTTCCAGAGGTACCCATATAGGGGTTTCCAGAAGGCCGCCCTCTCGGGCGACTGCTTAACGTGCAATTGTATCAAGTTGAGATACTTGTACACATCAGGCACCGTCTTGATGGGGTCCTTGATATACAAGGCACGCACGTTTGTCCCAAGCATGTAATCGGCACCACAACTCTCCCGAAAATAACCGGTAGAGTAGCTTTTCATAGGGTTCGGTTCGAACCCAAGCAGTCGGAGCCCTTCAACGACTTCGTCGTATATGGGCTTTTCGACTATGATGTCGTCACCGTACACTCGCCACCCCAGCTTCAGTCCTTGCTCACGTAAAACTGAGCGTACTAAGGAACCGAAGATCATAGTCTGGAGTGAGAATGTTAGGGAGTTTCCCATCGCGGAGAACTTCTCCATCTTGACCAACCGCCCTTCCTTTTCGCCGAGGAGATTCCTGGGTATAAGGGTTGTACGGTTGGTCATCCGCAACAAGAGTGCAAGCCACTTAGGAGGAAGCAACAGCGCGACCAAAATCAACGAAATGCGATCACTCGCACTTGTCAAATCAATGGTGCAGAAGTGCCGAAAAGCGTTCCTCAGTGATCCGAGAAACGCCATGTGCTGGTTGGGAAGTTGGTCACTGAGATCAATTCCCCACCAGCGTTGCAGGTTTGAACGGATCCATCCGTCATAACACTGCTGTATCCAGGTGGTCATGCAACCCCCAACCTCAATGGACCTCCCGGTCCAAAGGTTCTTGGGAACAATGGCTAGTTTCGCATGGTCGACGAATTCGGTCCCTTCCATGGCAACTCTCGCGATGGTCTGACGATCATACGCAGAGGTGTTTTTAATACCAGAGCGGCCCGAGAATACCACGTCGCCCAACTGTGTCTTGCAGTAGACTTGGAACAATTCCAATCTTAACGAAGACAAGCAAGAAGGGTTAATGGGTTTTAATATCGGGTCGACCTGGTCTATCCTATTGGATAAAGAAGTGCCAGGACCGAAATTTCCGAAACTCAACACTTTCTCCATACTTGGAGGTGTATCACCGAGTAAACTGGCAATATCCTTTCTCATACGGGTAATCAGTTGAGTGAGGGGTGTCTCCGCATGGGTCAGTGGGTTTGCCCACATATCCCAAAGAATTGCGTTTGTTTTTCGACACTCCTCTTCTGACGCGAACCATCCGTTCAGAGCCGTGATATCCGGGTTATATCCCTCGAAAGGGACGCCCTCCAACTTCTTAAGGAGGGACGCCGCTTGGTTAAAGCGGTAATAGCCGTCGACATCCTCTGAATTCCGTAGGACGGTAGCGACAGATTCGTAGCTCTTTATACAGCTAGGGACGTCTTGTAGCGTCCCCGCTAAGTAGGGAGGTTTAACCCCACCAAAGAGCCCGCAAACCATTAAGTTGAATACCTTGCGGTAGTCAACCTTTACGCCCAAGTCATTTCGACTTAGTGGAGCGACTACTCCTTTCAACCTCTGGGCATCCTGTCGCCCATGTGCAAGCGTCGAGGCTTTGCAGCCTTGATTCGAGGGTTGTCTCAACAACATGTTGGAATTTCTCCTTCGTGAAGTAGATAGACCCAATGCTTGTAAGCACTAAGGCCAGGATGTAAAGAACTAAACCCACCAACGGTCTTGTGACCTTGGCTTTGCTTGTCGGCCGTGCATCGAAAATCGTCATAAAGGCGATCTCTAAGCAGGCAGGGCGAGGGTGTTAAAGAAAGCATCCAGCTCGGAGTCCAGAATCGCATTGCCCAAAACTCCACGGGCGACAGCGACGTCTGCGGACCCAACATCGGCACGGCGGGACGCTGACAACTCAAAAATCAGCGGACACGCCACACCACCTACGTCAACGTTCCAAGTCAACTTTAAGTAGTTGCGAGCGTTGCCAATGTAGGACGCGGTCTTCTTGGGATAAACCCGACGAGCAACTAAGAGCTTCGGGAGAGCAAGGGTGCTCCCCGAATACGCCATAGACACGGCATCCGGCCGCGATCCATCGGCGGTAAAGACATAGTTGGTCGAATTGTAAGAAACAGTTACGGACACGATAAGCTCCAGTTGGCGGTATTCTATCTCCGCCGGTTAAAGTGTAAGTTCCGTGACCTTTATGGCTTCCGTAGAACACGGAATAGAGCCAGGAGATCAAGGTATTCGGCAAAGTCCAATTTGCCCTCCAACCCTATAACGGGAATAAAGCTTTCTATGACTATACGTTCTTTCGAGACGTAACTGTCAAGGGCCTGTCCCACCATAGAGTTGCCGAGGGTGTCGGACACGTAGTAATGGGTCCATCCAGATCCATTAATAGGGCCAGGCACGGTCACAACCGTTCTGGGATTACTAACACTGGCAAGCTCGACTTTAGTCGTCCAGCCGATGCGTTCATCGCAGAGGATCATGGCCTGAAGCGCCTGGGCACAGTTGCCTAGGTTGATGAACTTGTCCACCACCCAGCTGAATGGGATTAACTCCCATGCAGTACCGATTATGTCCACGGCCCCGAAGACCCTTGCAGGTCCAGAGATCATGGCATTAAAGTCGGCAGTCTGTCCGGTTTTAACGTAACGTTGCAACCGGATATCAACAGCCACGTGAGCTGCAAGAGGGGCAATCGAGCCAAGGTTGAACCAATAAACATCTGGTTCAACTAACTCACTATTGCCCGCCACCTTCACCTTTGTAAGACGCTGATTGGCCGTACCGGATTGCACACTAGCATCCCAGAGGGCCATTGCGTCATAGACGAAGGGTCGCCACCCATAACGGGCTTCCATCCACAGTCCGCACGCTTTCTTCCAGACCGCAATGCGGTCCTTCTGATTGCGTAGGCTTGCTACAGTTTTCCCCAGGGCTCTCAAGGCATCCCGAACAGGGGTGCGAAGAAGTCTGAGGGCTTTGCATAGCATACCTATGGTTTTGCGAGATTCTGCGACAGTCACCCACAATTGGGCGGTACCGCTGCCGATCCGCGAACTAACGTCTGTAATTGCCAGGTTGATATCATCCTGGGAGACGAAAGCCACACCTTTAGAGTCCATCCTGTTTTGAATGAGCGCCTTAGCCGTATTAACCCATGACGGGTGTACTTGGTTATTGGGCGCCCAAAAGGAGGCACTCTGCTGGTACGTAACGTAAGGGTTGGGGTAAACCCAATCGTACGGGTACGTCAGCCGTTTCATCTTTTTAGAAACGGAGACCTGACCTGGCCATGACGCCGTTTCATAGCGCCATTTAGTCAGCGGGTGGTTTAGCAGGATTCCCTGATTTTGCTTCTTATGGAACTCGGGGACTACCCAGTCAGTCATACTTTCTGAATAGTTCACCTTATTCAATTTCGAAGTCCCGCTATTGCGGCTTCGAACACGCTGCGTTGCACCGTACATGGTCGCTCCTTGCGATGAAGTACGGTGGACGCTACGCGGGAGGAGTATCCGCACTTCCAAGTGTGAGTACCCACTCCGGGATGCCCCTAGGGGC